TTCAGTTTCAGACACAACCTTTAGCCGATAAAGGAATTAATTTAACTACTGCAGGATTTGTTTATAATGGAGATGTTTATTTGAACATGGATAATATGAATCTTGACACACCAATACATGAGTTCGGTCACTTATGGTTATCTTGGGCTAAAAATAATCTCGGAGAAGCGTATGCAAGAGGTTTAGAATTAGCTAAGTCTTCCGAGGCTGATCCATACCGTCAATATGTAATGGATACCCAACCTGATTTAGCTGTAGATAGCAATGAATTTTTAGAGGAAGTATTAGCTCAAGCAATTGGAGACAATGGAGCCAGACTTGTAGAAGAAAATAGTACTAAAACTAAAAGTTGGTTACAAGATTTATGGGATGCCATTGGTAAAATGTTAGGATTGTCTCAATTTACTGCATCAGAAATTCAAAATATGAGTTTAGGTCAGTTTTCTAGAGCAATTGCTGTTGATTTACTTAAAGGAAGCCCTATAGATCAATTATATTCTAATGAAATTTATAAAAGTGGAGATATAAGAGTAGAGGTATCTTATATTGAGGAAGCTAAAAAACAAGAATTAATAGCAAAAGGGTTTTTAAAGGAAACTGATAATTTAAATCATTTATCTGAAGGATTATTTATTACAACCTCTCCAGATGATATGTTAGTAGGTACAGTTAATATATTAAATACTAACGGGGAAATAATAGAAAGTTCATCTTCTACAGAAGGTAACGGTGGATTATATTATGTAACTAAATATGGCAATGTTTGGGCATTTTCTAATTTAAAAAGAGCAAACTCGGCAATTAGTGTGATTAATAAAGCTTTAACAAAAAATGGGGGTAAAACTCATTTAGTCTTGACAAAAGGAACTGATGCTAAACTTTTAAGTAATGCTCAAGGAGTCTCTTCTACTTTAAAAGTTACAGAAGCTCTTTTAGATGCAAATTTAATATCTACTGCAGATATGAGATCTTCAATTGTAAATGCTTTAAAGACCTTTAAAGATACTTCTTTAAATATTCCTTTAAACTTGTCTGCAAAAGACTTAAAAAAACAAATTGATTCTTATTTTTCAGATGTAAATTCTAGTACTTTTGAAGAAAGAGGAAATGTTTTAAAACAGATTTTATCAAATATAAAAGCAACAGATTCTTTTAAGAATAATAAAGATAAAATAGCTGAATTTTTAAAAGTAGATTCTGAATTTTTAAATTTAAAAGAAAACTTTATAAATACAATTGCTTTAGTTTCAGCGGAAAAATTCACTAAAGGATTAAGTGGCTCAGATATTTATGCTTCTATAGAAATTACTTCCCCTGTATCTATTGATGAGACGCAGGATCATAAAACTTTTGGATATGGTATTGTAATGAAGGACGAAAATGATGAAAAAATTATACCAACATTGACACTTATTTCAGGCAAACATTCAGCGTATGATTTACTAGATTCAGAAGGTAACAATATAGAGGATGTTAAAGGTAAAAGATCTGACCAAGAAAAATCTTTTAGAGCAAGAGTTACTGGGGCTAATCAAATGGGATTAGGGTCTGCTATGTTATCTATAAATAAAGAAAATATTTCTATGACTGATACTACTGTGCCTCAAATTGAAGAAACCACAACCATTCCTGAATGTGTTTAGGAACTAATTACCGAAAATAATTGTTATAAATTAAAAATTAAAAATTATTTCTTACTTTTGTATTGTTTCCCCACCTTTCGGTAGGGAAACATTTTTTTATAAAATAAATATAATATATGGCTAAGTGCTCAATACCTTACATAGAAAAAAGATTTAGAGAAAGTGATCCTGTGTTAGCAAATAAGTTAAATGATATTGCTTACGATACTTTTGATGAAATTTCAAAATCAAATTTATTTAATAGACAAGACAATAATTTTGTCTTTAGTGAGCAAGGTACTGAAAAAAGAACGGAACAAAATGATTTTGTATCTGATATAAATAATAAATTAGGTGCCGAAGTAGTAAAAGATTTAGAAAATAAAGTAAGTGTAAATGTGTTTACTCTAGTTGATAATCTTAGAGGTGTACCAAAATATGTAAAAAACATTTCTACTTTAATCACCCCTGCCACTGTAAGATCTTATGATGATACTACTAAAAGAATTCAACAATTATCTTTAAGATATGATAAACTAATTAGAGATTTTAGTGAAAATCGAAATGAAACATTATTTGAAGAAATAAAAGAAATTGAAAATCAAATTTTAGATTCCACTCAAAAAGAAATAGTAGAATCTGTTTCTAAAATAGGAGGAGTTTCAGTCAGATTTGAAGAGCCTAAAATAGGTTTGTGGGATAATTTTTTTGAACCTTCCTTTAATATGACCTTAGCAGTAAGTCAAAGAGCAGACAGTGAGGAATTAAGTAAGTTATTGTTTGACTTTGCAGAAAAATATTCTCAAGATGCATTTATTTTAGAAATGGAATCTGATCTATCTAAGGATGTTTATGAAGGAAGAAGGTTGTTACCTATAAATGAAAACGATGAAAAAGGATTTACACATTATCCACAAATAGTATATACTTTTGGGACAGATTTGAACAACCTAGAATTATCTGGATTATCCTCAGCTTTACAAAAAAACGGAATAGATGCCTTTAGTTTAAATAAAAATGAATTAAAAATATCAGTAGTACCTTTTTTAACCAAAACCCAATTAGAAACCTTAAATGAAGAAGAACAATATGCAGAAAAACTTAAAAAATATGAAGAAATCCAACTTAACTCCTGGAGATCAACCGTCTCAGCTATCTCAGATACTGATAGAGTTGAACAAGAAATTAGAATCAGAAAATCTTCCTACCATGGAGCTAAAAATGAAAAATCCCCTGATCAAACCAGAATCTATGATAGAAGCAACATTCTTGAAAAATTCCAAGAAGTAAATACTGAAGAAGAACTTTTAAGCCAAGAATTATCTAAATTAAGAGAAAAGGAAATCTTGTTACAACAAGAGGGTAAACAACTTTCAAAAGAAGAAAAAGATAGATTTAATGAGTTATCTCAAATAGTTCAACCATTAGTTCAAAATACTTTTGAGGTAGACGAAGCTTTTTACAATCAAGCTAAAAAAGAAGTTGAAGAACTTGCAAAACAATCTATTAAAAATTTTGATGCATCTGTTTCGCCTTTTGATATAAAAAAGCCTCAAAGAGCATCGGTTAAAACTTTAAGATGGTATAGTGGGTTTACAGAGAAATTAGGAGATGGGGCCAGAGTTAATATTATTGTTAATAATGATGCAGATGCAGATGCTATTTTTGATAAAATTAATAAAGATAATCCTGCAGAGCCAGGATTGAGAAGAATTAATGAAGTAACTAACTTACAATACCCTAAAAGACTCATTGAAGTTAAATCCTCTGACGGTATAATTTCTGAAATACAAGTTATTACAAAAGAAGCCTACTTAGCTAAAGATGGTTTAAGAGGGTTTACTGGGGGGGATAAACAAGTAAAAGAAGCAAAAAAAACCCTTAAAAAAATTCAAGACAATCTAGGGTGGAAAATTCCTGATGGATTAGGACATTATTTTTACGAGATTAATAGAGATGTAAATGTAGATGAAAATTTAAAATCAGTTGCATTTGAATTAAGTAATCTTTATTATGAAGCTTTTACTAATCCTAATTCTACTTTAGGAGAAGATTTTATGAACGATGTTATTGCTTTTAAAGTTAAAGTTGATAATGCGGATAAAACAACTTGGGATGAAGGTAACGAAGGAAAAGCTCCTGTTAGTTTAACACAATATATTGCAGAGAATAATATAAATGAAGAAGAAGTAGCAGCTAATTTTCTTATAGAAGATTTTCCTACAGAAGAAACTATCTCGCCACTCACTCCTCAAATTGACGAGCAAGAAGAATTTAAAACATCTGAAGAACTCCAAGAATCTTTTTTAACCTTAAAGGATTTTGAAGAATCTATTTACCCAGAAGTAACTATGGTGGAAACTCCAGAAAGAATTCCTACTACAACACCTGTTGCTCCTAAGAAAACTTTAAATGAAGAATGGGATGAATATACAGCTTTAAATAAAAAAGAAACCCTTACCGAGGATGAACAATTAATTTTAGCTCCTTATAAAGTTAAATTTGATATGTTCAATTCTCTTTCTGAGTACCAGAAAGTAATGCAAAATAAATCATCAAAAGCTTTTGGTGCTTTTAGAGATAAAAAATTAGAAGAATTATTACAGAGATTTGCTGACAATTTTGGTATTACCATAGCTGATATTGAAGAATTCCAAAAACAATATTTTGAAAAAACAGGAAAATTTATTCCTGCTAATGGGGTGGCAAATTTAATTGAGAAAACCATTTATGTTTCGGAAGGAAACACCGATGCTCTTACTGAGGAGGTAGCTCACTTTATTATTGCAATGTTACCTAAAGATGGAGAATTATACCAAAACTTAAAACAATATATTTCTAGAACAAAGGAATACGAGTTGTTCTATGATAAATATTTAGATCAGTATGAAGGAGATGTAGATAAAACAGAAGAAGAAATCATGGGTAAAGTATTAAAAAATGCTTTACAAGATAAAACAGAAACTGTTCCATTCTCAGTAAAAAGTACTATAAAAAGCATTTTAAATTATTTTTCTTCATTATTCTCAAATGATAGAAATAATTATTTAGATTCTTTAAGTCAGATAAAAACAATGTTTTTTGCTGAAAATTTAGCTCAAGCTCTTGATGAATCAAATATTTCTTATGATGAACTATACCAATTAAATTTTGAGATTACAGGTCAAAATAACAGTGATTTTAATTTGGCAAAAAGAAAACAAACTTTTGATAAGGGTGCTGAAATTATTATACAAAACCTGGAAGATTCTTTGCTTAATATCCGTCAACAAGCTTTTGACACTAACCAAACTAGAGCAATAAACTCTTCTAATTATTTGTTAAGTGTCTTGAAAGATGATTCCGAGGGAGGAAGAGAAAAGTCAGATATTCTAAAAGATGTTATTTACTCTTCAGTAGGTTCTATTAGAAGATTAAAGTCAGATTTTATGGAATTCAATAAAATGAATATTCCATCTCAATTAGCTGCAGAATACAGCAAAGAGGCTTTAATGAAAATGAGCTATGATGAATATAATAATTCCTTGAAAAAATTAGCTAGTGCAATTAACTACTTACAATCTCTATACTCTCTAGCAAAATCTATTGAAAATACTACAAAGGCTGCTTCTTTTGATAAAAAAGATTTATTTGAATTTAACAAAATATTAAAAGAAATAGATCCTTCATTAGATGATAATAATGAATTACTAAGAGCAATTAATTTATTAAATAGTGATGGGGTTTCTACTTTGGTAAAACAAATTGAAGGAGTTTATTTGAAAAATGTAAGAGCTATTCTTGATATTTACATGGGAGCAATTACTACGGAAGATCAGAAAAGATTCCTGGATTATACAAGAACAAGTTATTTTTCTAATATAGAAGAGTCTAATACTGAAGATAGGTCTCAAAATGTACAAGAATGGTCTACTTCTGTGTTGAATAATATTAGAAATTTCTTTGGAAAATCTATTACACCTGTTACCATGCAAAATGATGAGTTTATTCAATCTGTGGATAGATTTGTATGGGCGATGGAACAAATGGGTAAAGAAGCTGCTTCTAAGGATGTAGCTGCTGCACAAAGAATAGAAAATACTATTAACAATAATGGAGGAAATCCTCAAAATCAAAGTTGGTTATCTGCAAAAGATGAAAAAGGAAATACTACAGGTAATTTATTAACTCGTTTGAGTTATACAAAATATATGAAGTTTGCTGTTGAAAATTTACAGAATACTTTAGACAATTTGCCTTCAGGTATATTTAATAAAATATCTCAATTATCTAAGGATAAATTAAATTCTCCTAAACAGTTATTTGATAAACTAAATAAAATGTTAGAGGATAAAATTTTGACAGAAGATGAGTATGAATATGCTAAAAATTATATTACTGCCCAAAAAGCATATTTTGATTTAGAGCATGTATCTCCAAATTATTCTGAGACTACTTTATCTAACTACCATTGGTCTGCTTTACAAAATTTTATTGATAGAAAAAAACAAAGTATTCTAAGTGCTTTAAATAATAGTAGTTTTGACTGGGCCTCTGATGAAATAGATCTCATTGTAGATGATATGGGGGATTTGCAAGATGCCTTGGAAACTATGATTGCTGCCAAGAGATCCATATTAGAAGAAAAATACTATACATTTGAACCTAAAGATAGAGATTTAGATAATCCTATTTTTAAAAGTCAATTTGATTATGTTGAAGGGCTATTAAACACTTATAAATATAGAATTGGTTATTCTGTAGATGAAGATGGACAATTTTATCCTGAAAAAATTAATATTGATATTTGGGGAGATGAATATTTATTTGAACTAAATAATTTCCATCCAAACTCTGATAAATATAGAGATGAAGAATATGCTAAGTTAGAAAGAGACTCCGCAAATGGAGATAGACTATCTCAAGCAAAATTAGATATGATAAATCATATTTCAAAATGGAATAAACAAAATAACTTACCTTCTAATTTTTTACCTAAAGGAGTAAAAAGAGATTCTGAATATTTACAAGTATTTGGAAATAAAAGATTTATAAGAATTTTTGGAATAGATTTTGATGTTACAAAAATACTATCTAATTTGGTTCTTCCTATGGGAGGAGTAGCGGCCACTCCAATGATATTTGGTATGGGTGCAGGACTAGTAAATCCTCTTACACTAGGAATAGGAACTTTGGCTTTTTCTTATTTCTTCTATCAAAGAATGTCTGAAAAAATAATTCAAACTACTTCTATTGTTATAGAAACATATAAAAGAATTGATGATGTGGGTACTCTTAAAAAATTATTTTTAGCTATAGGTAAAACTTTAGGTTTATCAAAACAATTATTAAATTATGAGTTAAATAAAGATGATAAATTATTAGCAACAACTGCCCAAGGAGCTCCTTCTGAAGAAGGTATAAAAATGTGGGTAAAAAATGCTTTTCATTCTTTAATATCTTTATTTAATAAAAAAGAAGCTTTAAAACAAAATAAAGTAGACAAAATTCCTTATAATTATAGAGAATTTGTGGAACCTGCTTTAAGGTCTAATCAATATTTAGACAACTTTAAATCATTTATTTATGCTACCAAAGAATACGAAAATAAATCTTTGTATGAAGGAAGTATAAGAGCCATGAATGATATGTACAGAAAAAGAGTAGACAATAAAGGAAACTCTGTAGGAGATGATTACTTGGAAGCCATTTATATTGATAGATATTGGTATAATAAAATTTATCCTAATAATCTAATTATGAAAAGTCTTAGGTTCTTAGGACAACAAACAGGATTTAATCAATTAACAGGTAACTTGAATACTGGTGTTAAGAATATTGTAACAGGTATAAGTATGATTATGTCTAATGGAGGCCTTTTATCTACAATGCCTGCCATAGCACAAGCTACTAAATATTCTTTAAATATGCTGTTTTTATCAGGAAAAGGGTCAAGAGTAAAAATGGAGCAGAATAAAATTCAAATGATTAAAAAGCATTTGAGATCATCAAGCTTTGGAGGATCGGTTGATTTTGATTATTCAGATTCTTCTTTAGTACAGAAACTGAGATTAAATAACTCTCAGATGGCTAGTGAGTTAGGAGAATCTTTTATCAGTAGTGTCATTATATATAAGTTTTTAAATGAAACTAAATTAATAGATGAAAATGGTAAAAAAGTAGATATTGTAAAATATTTAACAATAAAAGAAGGTAGACTTGCTTTAGATGATAAAGCTCCTAAACAAATATTTTTTAATAATATAAATGATATTCAAAATGCTGAAGATTTAAATTTAGATCCAGAATATGCAAAAGATATTAATTTAAGAAATATTGTACCAAAAAATCTACAAAAAGAAGCCCTAACACCTCTCGAATTAGAAGTATTTTTGAATAGAACTTTATTACAAAATATTGATTATTTCCGACAAAGATCTCAAGGGGTTTATAATATTTTATTGAAACCTAGAGTATCTACCACTGCATTAGGAAGTGCTTTATTTATGTATCAGCATTATGTTCTTCCAGGGCTTTATACTGCATTAGGAAGAAAGAAAAACAGTCCAAATTTAGAGAATAGTGAAGAAGGGTTTATGATTACTCTTGCAAAAGGTACAGGTAGATTAGTTTCAGCTCCTTTTAGAGAAAAATTATCTCCTGATAGTTTAGAGAATATTATGAAAATAAATAATATTAATACTAAAGGCCTTATAGAAGAGCTTGGGGTACTATCCAGAGCTTTTTTAAAATTGTCAGGAAAAAAAGGAATAACAGATTCACTTAATAAAATAGCTGAGGAGCAGGCCGCCAATCCAACTTATGAAGGATTTCAGGGAAAGCCAAAAGAAGATATTTTCAAAGAATTACTATTAGAGGCAAATAAACAAAGAAGAGTATATAAACACGAAGCAGATAACTATAAAAAAATAGCTAGTATTTTAGCTATGTATGCAATTCTAAAAGCTCTTTTAAAGTTTGCATACCCTCCTTTAGAGGAAAATGAAATGGTAAAATATATGGCTACAGTAGCTACAGTAGTTAAAGGAGAGATGTTTAGAACATGGTTTCCTTTCCAAGAGGGTAGACTTGGATTTTCATGGAATGTGGATCCAATGGGAAGAAGAGCAAACGAAGCTATTTCTATATTTGATGCTAATAGATTAAATCCTTACGCAGGAGTAGTAAATGATATGGCTAAGTCTATTTATTGGGCAGGACAAGTAGGATTATATAGGATGACAGGTATTGAGCCTTTTTCAGGTGAAACACAGGAGAAAATAATGAAAGCTACAGAAGGAGATATTCCTTTACTAAAAACTAAATATTTCTTTAATAGAAAAGGATATGTTATAGGAGAAGTAAATGTAACCGAAGATGTTTTAAAAGATTTCTTTATTGGTAGTAGAATGAGAGATGCTTTTCAGGCTAGTCCTTTGAGAGAGAAAAAATACCTAGATATGCCTTCAGAAGAGTTGGATTTGATGATTTATAAACTAGAAAGAGGGTATTATAGTGTCTATGGAAAAGAAATTGAAGCTGAAATAAAAGAGGAAGGAAACGAATTTTTCTCCCAAGAAGGAAAAGAATAGAACTTACCTAAAACAAAAAAGCCACTCATTTAGAGTGGCTTTTTTTTCTTAAATTTTAAATGATCTTCCATCTAAAATATCATCTATTACTATATCTTTTCTATTCATCATAATTATCAAAATTTCGTTCTCTATACTCATCACCTTCAGACAAATCTTTGTAAGGACAGTGTAAACACGAGTTCTTGCAACATCTGCCTCTGCGAAGGTGGTATTGTTCCGTAAATACCAAATTACCCTCTTTCCAGTAAAATTCATCAGGCTGTAATTTAGTTTTTTCTTTAAGAATTCTTTGAGCTTCTAGCTCTTGTATAAAATCATTTTTCATACTTTTAAGTTTTTTCAGTTCTATAAATATAATAAGGGCTGTTTGCGTAAGTCATATCAACATCCTCACTAGACATTCTCGGATTATTAATTTTAATTTTAGGAGGAGATTCTTTATCATAAGGTTTAACAAAGTCTGCATTGTGCCATCTTAATAAATTGTTAGGTTGGATACAAAAATTACCACAATCCATTTCAATAAAATGAAAACATTTGCTATCTAAATCTTCAGAATAACCTATATTAACACTATTAGGATCAGTTTCATAATCATCTATTGTAAAATGATAGATGCCACTTCTCCATTTACCATCTCTGCAGAAAATATCTACTCTCTTATGTTGAAGAAATTTAAAACAAGTGACTGCAATAGCATTAGATTGACAATCCCAACTTTCTAGTAAAGAAAGTCTTTTTTGCTCATCTTTAGAAAGTATATCATAGTCATCAATGTGTTGAAAAGCTGATATAGGCATGTTCCACATAATAGCTCCTATACTAGACTGAAAATGAAATAACATAGGATAATTTATTACAGATTTTACTCCAAAGATATATCCTGGGAGATCTTCTTCTAGTCCTATAAATTCTTTTCTTATTTTACACTCTATATAAGGAGTGTTTGCGTTTAACTGGCTCATTTTAATTTATTTAAGTTTAATAATTGTTCTAATGTTTTAGGAGTGTAATCTATATTTTCAGCACAAATATTTATATATCTTGGGTCATCAATAACTTCTGAATGAATGTGACCGTGTATATTATATTTATATCTGTAGTCTAATTGACTAGGATGTATAGGACAATGAGTAAGAATAAATTCTTTTTTGTAGTCAATCATTCCTGCAACTTTGTTTACATATTTAAGTAATTCAGGAACATGATTAGGTTCATCGTGATTACCTAGTATTACCTTCTTAATCCCATTAAGCTTATTAAGAATTTCATACGGTTTAGATTTATTTAACGTAACATCTCCTAAAATCCAAACAGTATCTCTTTTATTAACAACATTATTCCAATTTTTAATAATATGCTCATCATGTTCTTCATAATTATTAAAGCCTCTATGTATTGCCATATTTTTATGACTCAGATGTAAATCTGCTATAAATCTTACTACTCCCATATTTTATGTTTTTATTATATTTAAATTATTAACTTTTACTTTACCAAATATTCTATCAGCAACATAATTGTAGGATTTATTTAAAGCTTCAGCAACCTCTCTTAATGAAAAATAAAAAAACCCTGTTTCAATATGCATATATATTAAACTATTAGGGTGGGTTTCACCTTTTTTAACAATTTTATTATTTTTCATTTTTTTAATACTTTCTTTAGAATGTTTTTTTCCAAACATACCATTATTTTTTCCATTTAAAACTGGAGGAGGTACACCTTTACCTTCTAGTCTTAATTTTTTTTGTGCTTCACTTATTTTTAATCTACTTTCTTGGCTAACTATTTTTCCTTTATTTTTTTTACTTATTTTTAACCTAGTTTCTACTGATACTTTTCTACCTTTACCTGATTCACTCATTTTTTTACGTGTTTCTTCAGATATAATTTTTTTACCATTTAAACTAACATAAACTAAGTTTAACCCATATTCTCCTAATACATTATAATATTCTTGATAATGACGTTCATAGTAGTTTAATTCATGGATTTCACACTCTTTTATAATTTCAAATGTATGGTTTTCAATACCATACTTTATAAAAGAATTATATAATTTAACTTGTTTTTCACATTTTAAACTTTTATACTTTCTAAACCTTTTTTCAATATCAATACTTTGTCCTATGTATATTTTTTCACTAGGAGAAGTAATTTTATAAATAGCAATCATTTGTAATTTTTAATTGCAAAAATAGTAAAAAATATTTATTTTTAATAAAAATTTTTAAAAACCTCTTTTTATTGCCATATTTTCGTGACCTAAATGTAGGTCTGATATAAAAAATGTACTCATGATTTTAATTTGATAATGGTGCTTTAATTGTTGGGTGTGAATCATACCTCCATAACTGAATCATATTCATACTATCAGTAGTATTCAGTAACTCGTCTAGAGTTTCGTAATTTCTTAATCTAAGTTCGGGTAACTCAAATGGTTTTCTTCCAATCTGTTCCTTAGCTTGTTCAATATGATTGAGATATAAGTGAGTATCACCCAAATTACCAATCAATTCATCAGGAACCATATTTACTTCTTTTGCAATCATTTCAAGCAATAGTCCGTATGAGGCAATGTTGAATGGTAAACCTAAGAATGTATCTACTGAACGTTGATTCCACATTAGAGAGATTGCTCTTGTAGGAACATTATTCTTTTCTAACCAATCTTCATGAATATCCTCAGCTTTTACATAACCTACTAGATTAACTCTTTCTGCCCAACTCAACTCTCTTGTAAAAAATTGAAAATCAGTATGACAAGGAGGAAGAACCATTTGGTCTAATTCACCCACGTTCCAAGCACTTACCATTAATCTTCTACTATCAGGATTTGTTTTGAGTTCATCAATTAGGTTTTGTATTTGGTCTATTGGTTCATTTTCTCTGTAATCTGTAGTGTAATCATCTTTTGGTAATTTCCTATAGGTTTTCCAACTTCTCCATTGCTTACCATAAATTGGACCTAAGTCACCCCATGTCTTAGCAAAACCCCATTCATTTTGTTTAATCTTATTAATAAATTCTTCTTGGCTTAATGGTTCTGTGTCAGTCGTTAATTTCAAATAGTTCTTATATGCATCACCATCCCAAATATGACAGTTATTATCAACAAGATATTTAATGTTTGTATCACCACGAAGGAACCATAACAATTCAGTTACCATTGTCTTAAATGCCATTTTCTTGGTAGTTAACAATGGAAAACCATCTTTCATGTTATGTCTAATTTGTCTACCAAATAAACTTATAGTCCCAGTTCCTGTTCTATCTGTCTTTTTTACACCTTTTTCTAAAATATCTTCTAATAAATGAAGATATTGTGTTTCTATCCAATTACTCATATTCTTTTAAATTTATTATTGATGTTTTATTTTTTTGTGCTTCTTTGGATTTTTCATATAATTTATCCCACCCTATTTTATTTGCTATTTTTATAGCCCTTTCAGATATTAAGGACTTTCGCTCTTTTAATCCATTTACAAATGGTCCATTAATAAACACATCAAATAACCCTATTAATATTTTTTTTATCATGTTAAATCTATTTCTTCTCTTGTTTTATATACTAATGTAAATTTTTTTAAAGTAGAAAATCCATTTTTTATTCCATATTCATCTAACTCTTTCTCACATTCAACTTCAAAACCAATAATATCCGAATATGTTTTTTCTATAAGGTCTACTAATTCTTCTAATTTTTCTTTTACTTTTTCGTCTATCATAATTTATGATAATTTTTATTTTAATACAAAGATAAATATTTTATTTTAAATATCTATAAAAAAAATAATCCCCACAGTGTAGTGAGGATTATTTTATATAAGATAATTAAAATGTAAGCTCACAACTTCCCCCACTACAACTAACCCCACTTAATTCATCTGCATTGAGATATTTTTCTGTGTAGTCTATTTTAGAGAAGTCGATAGGCTTATTTTTCAATATTCTATTTATTTTCACCCACTTATGGTATAAGTGAATGTCTTTTAAACAGTCTATAGTTTTTTGTAAATCTCCTTTAAAGTAATTTTTAGCAAACTTTTTAATCCTACTAACAATATCTTTTTTAACCATTAGAGTAATTCGATCTCCAGAAAGAACAAAATTTCTATCAGTTACTGCGGAGCATACATCCCATAAATCATTGTTAAAGCAATGCAAAGCATCTACAATTAATCCTGAAGCAAATAAAGCAGCATCTCCATATTTATTTACTAATTGTTCTTGAGTAAGAACTTCTGTAAAAGGAGCTTGTTTATAAATCTTATCTCCTGAATTTGGTAGGAAAGATAACCCACAAAAATCTTCTTTATTTTCAAAAATGTAATCAAATGTCTTATCCCAATCTGATACACTTACTGTATTAGAAACATTATGAGTAATAGTAGCACTATATCCTAAATCTTTATTAGTTCCAGGAAGCACCCAATGTTTGTAAACTAATTGCACTGCTCTTAAAAACGCTATTTCATCCACTTGAGATTTTACAATAGTTTCAGAAGTTTCTTGCATTGGAATAAAACAAGCATAATCACTATTTGTTGGACTCCATACTCCTTCTTCTAATAATTCAGGATAGTTTTCATTCAAAAACTTAGCCATAGGAGTATCTTTATTAAGTTGAATAGTTCTAAAGTATTTATGAGCATGAGCAGGATGAATACCTGAAGCTGTCATAGCTAATACAGAAGCATTTCCTGAAGGTTTTACACAAGTTGTTCTGGCAGCTTGACTAATACCTATTAATTCAGCAACTATTTTATTTGTTTCTTTTATAATCTCAGCACCTTTTTCTAAAACTTCAGGGTTTAATAACACAGAAGGGTTGTTCATAATTCCTGTAATAGAAACCCCTAATAATGCTTCCCAATTAATTAACTCTTCTGTCTCTTTACCCAAGAAAGGCATATTAGTGTAAGAAGCTTGGAATGTTCCTAAAATAGCAGCAGCTTTACATGCTTCGTAGAATTTTTTAGGAGTGGTACACTTGGCCCCAATAATTTCATTTAGATTACAGAATGACCAACAAGATTTTCCTGAGAAAGGATTGATTGGTTTGAACCCTATTTCAACACAAGGATTCACCATCATATCAATATCATCTACTAATACAACACCAGGCTCTCCAAATTGTTTGATAAATTCTTTATAGGCATCTAATTCTTCTTTTGTAATAGAAGATTTCAATATTTTAGCAGAATTATTTGCTCTTGCTCGCCAAGGAGTATCCATCCACCAATTTCCTGTTTTACAAGAAAGCATATCATTATCATCTTTATCAAATAAAGATATTAATGCACTTCTTCTAACTCCTCCAGATAAAACTGCATCTGATAAAATACAAATAATATCGTGACAATCTAAAGATTTTAAAAAGTATTCTTCTTTAGCTAGTTTTAAGTCTAAAAGTTTCTCTATTAACTCTAAAGATTTTTTTAACCCATCAGGTCCAGGAGCTATAAATTCTCCTGCTATAAGCTCTCCTTTATTTCTTATTTTAGAATAATCAAATAATACTTTTTGAGTACCATTAAAATAAGAAAATAATAGTGTATCAATAGCTATTGCCCAACCTTCAATAGAGTCTTCTATAACATGTACAAAGTGAGAATTTACATCTCTCTTCATAATTTTAGGTAATTTTTCAATAAATCTTTTTTCTACTGAAAACCCTACACCTGCTCCACAAAGAAGTACATACATGATTTCTTTAAATACTTCAGGCCTGTCTACATAAGTAACTGAACAATTATACAATTTAACATTATGGGCAGTGATATGTTTTTCTCTAAATTGAAGATTTCTTTGAGAAGCTAATATTTCCATATTTTTATAAGCCTCGTTAGCAATACTAAAATAAGGTTTTATATTTTCCCAATTTTCTAATTTAGAAAACTTATTATAATGCATACTCATTACATCGTTTACAGATTCTTCCCAAGTTTCTAACCTATTTAAATCTTTCTTATATTTTGCATAAGATTCATTAAATTTTAGCTGTGAAGCTATTTCTTTTCCATTCATTTTTAATTTTTTTTTGTTTAGGGTTAATTAATTTTTTTTAAGGGACGCAAAGATAAGTAAAAATTATTTATTACTAATAAATAAATTACTTTCTTTTCTTTAAAAGGTTATATTCTTGAGTATAAGTAATAATACCATTTTCAAAGGTATTTTGAGTATATCCCAAAGATATAGCTATGGTGTTAAAAACTCCAAATAATCCGTCTATATCCGTATCATCCTTTATCTCTATTTTTGTTTTTTTATCAAAACCTTTTACAGTTATTTTTATTTTTTCATCCATGATTATTTATTTAGAAATTATTATATTCTGTTTGTAACACTTTAAAACCAAGATTTCTAGCATAGTCTACTACTTGATTTCTATCATCTACCATAAACTGAATGTAATATTTTTTACAAATTTCTTCCCACATTTCTGCTTTTACTTGCCAATCAGGTCTATTATCCTCTGATTTTCTCATATACAGATCAATAGTATGATTTGTTACACAATATTTGTATAACCAATACAAGGTATCTACTCTACATACTTCGTCTCTGCCACTACAAAATATAATATGGCAGTCATCTGAAATTTTGTCTTTAAATTGATCATATACATAAGCAATGTCTACTATGGAATCTATAGGTTTATCTTCAAACACTTTACCCCAATTAAAAGGATTTCTTTTTCCTTTTTCAGCTAAAGTACCATCAATATCAAATATAATACATTTAGGTTTTTGAGGATTATTTTCAATGAATTTAAGGGTAAAATCTATAGGATTTTCTTGTAAAGATTTTTTTAAGTTTTGAAATTGAGAATACTGTTTTTTAATTATTTCTTCTCCCACTTGTCTAGTTCTTCTTTTATTGTATTCTAAACATCTCTCCAAGCTAATATTAAAAAAGTTTAAGCTAACCTCACAGTTGAAATATTTAAATCTTTCTAAATATTCTCTCTTTAGGTGAGTAGCATCTATGATAGGAGTTTTTGATGAAGCAAGGGCTTCTTTTATCAGTAAATTTTCATACTGAGTAACTTCTTTTTCTCTTTTATTTAGATCAGGTCTTTTGTAATACTCTGATATAGTGGATTCAGTATAACCAAACAAAAGTTCTCGTATTTTATCTCTATTTACAGAGATAAAATCATCAGGGGCATTTTGTACTAATGCACAAGCGTGTGTGCTTTTTCCTGAGCCACTTGGGCCTACTAATATTATCATTTTTCTAGTCATATTATTCTTGATTATCTTCTAAATTTGTTTCTTCTTTTTCTTGAGCATCAGATTCTGCTAAAATAAATCTTTTAGATTTTAATTTATATGCTTCATAAGAATACATGTTTTCTTTTCTCAAGATTATCCCTTCTTCAGGTACTTTATTAGTACACATATAACAATCTTTTTCGTTATACATAAATTCCAAAGAATTTAAGAACTTTTCTCTCCAAATATTAATGTTTGAAGTAACACTAGGTTGGATATGTGGGAATAAATCAACAGCTTCTCCATAATAAATAAAAGTGTCTTTGTATAAAAACCCTACTTTTTCACAATATTCTTCAATTTGTTTATCAGTTAAAAAGATTACTTTTCCATCAGGATTTACCACTGAAATTTTGTAAACATAAAATTTATGCTCTCCAATTTTACATCCGTAATCATATTTACCTTGTATAGGGGCCCCTGAATCAGTGTAACCTAAAATTTCTCCATAAAGTGTCCAATTTTTAGGAATTAAATGTCCTATTTCTTTGGCCACAACTCCCCAAATATCTTCTCCATAAAATCCTCCTCCTTTTGTTGGATTCAAATATTGGTTTTTAATTACTTTTCTCGAAGAATAAACAATGTCATATTCTTCTTCTGTTATATTCACTCCTAATTTTTTAAATAATTTTTCATACCATGATAAAGGAGTTTTTACTAATACATTTCCAACTACCATTGAAGTACCATGCTTCTTGTAGTGAATACCGATAATATCATCAGGATTGATTTTATCCATATTTTTACGAAGATTATCAGTATCTCCATGTAAATAAAATTGACCTTCAATTAATCTATCAATACCTTTTGGTTGTTTATGAGATTTAGTAGCATTACTTCCTTTTTGTTGTATAGGTACAATGTATTTTTCACAAAGAACCACACCATCTATATCTGTAAACTCTATTCCCACATTGTTTTCTAAATAATCTAAATCAGATGTTAAATATTTTATACTGTTCAAAGGCATCAACATTCCATCAGATATTTCTCCTCTTAGTTTGATTGCTTTAACACGTTTTTGTTTAAAACTGATAAACCCTTTTTGAGTTGTATCAAAATTTTCTTCAGATTTATCATACAAGTTATTAAGTTTACAATATCTTTCATTTAATTTTGTACCAGACACAAAATAAAGCATTATATCTCCTTCTTTTACATTTTTGGAACATACTACTGTATTACCATTTACAATCGTCTTAACGATCATATCCGCCCCTTCTATTGGGAGGATTTTTTTAATTTCCACTACACTACATGCATAGTTTTTGGAATTTTCATTTACTGATAATGTCATTTTAAAAAATTTTAGTGTTAATAATAATGTTATAAGCAAACAAAAGGGAACATAGTTTTGTTCCCTTTACTTTTACTTTTTTAAAATTTACTTGAAATAAGGCTTACTCTTTTTTCTCTTCATTAAAGTTTCTTATAAAATCATCTACTTGTCCTGAAGAAAAAACTTTGTCTCCAAATATGATGATAGGCACCGTTGGTTGACTTATTCTTCTCATAAAAGTCCGTAAATCTAGCATTCTATCATCATATTTAATGATTTCGTATTGATCTGGTTGGAGATGCTTCTCCGCTAACATTGCTGCTGTTTTACATGGGCCACATTTCTCAAGGCCGATAATTTTGATTTTTGGGGTCATTATTAAATAATTTTTTCTGTTATTAAAATTTGTTTAACTTTTTCTATTAAATCTTCTATTGAACCATCGTTGATAATTTCATAATCAAATTGGGTATCGTCAAGTGCTATTTCGCTTTTGTGAGCGGTTTCTTTCAAAAAATCTCTCCATACCTTATTTGATTCTTCTTTAGAAAAATAATCTGCATTTACTTTAAGCAATTTACCTTGTCTGCACTCTTTATCTCCCCACTCATGATCATTATTAGAAAATTCATAAAATTCTCTTACTACTCTAATAGTAATACCTCCTCTAGATTTTACAGCATCATATTCATTTGGGAACCTGAGGTCTGTGATAATCCAATTAGGAGTTAGTTTAGGAGTAATAGGAAAAATAGTAGGAATTTCTTTACCTACATGATTCCATTTTCTACCTTTTTTAATATCTGTTATAGTAGTAGGAGAAACTTCAAATAATTTTGCAATTTGATTTTGAGATAAAGTATTATCTTCAAAAAGTTTTCTGATAGCAATAATTTTTTCATCAGTTAATTTAGAATCTTTTTGAGATTCTCCAAAATTACCTCTAAGAGTAGTTTTATTATGTTTTATATTGTTTCCTTGTGTTATCCATTCAAGATTTTTATAAAAATTATTAATTTTATTATAATCAATATGATTTACAACAAACCCTTCTTGTTTTCCTTCTACAAAGTGATTAGCTACCAAACTGTGTACTGTAAAAGTTTTACCACTCAAAGATACTGTTTCATATCCACCACTTAAAGTTGGTTTTAATATTTGTCCTTTTCTTGTATGATAATTACCTTTATTGTTACCATAAGAAACAGTTCGATTTAAACTTTTTACATTACCAAAAGATGATATTTCATAAAATTCCTCATAATCTTTAATAGGTTTCCATGTTTCTAAATCTCCTGTATAATTTACAAATAAACTTGTACACCAAATATTAGGATGTAATTGATCTCTAAATAAATCTGTACCAATATTTTGTAAAAGAAACCTAGAAGTTGGTTTAATTAATTTACAAATAGATTTAATAGTATCTTTATATTCATTTTTATCCACATCTAAATAATTATATATAACATTATCATCAGATAAATAATACCACCACTCTTCTCCTAACTCACTATTTTTAAAATCTTGGTCTTCAAGTTGCTCTCTAGTACAACCAATAAGAATACATACAATGTCTTTAAGCTTGTCAGCAAATTTTTTAACTTGCCAACCACTTAAATTTAAGTCAAGATTTTTATCATTAAGTAATTCTAACACAGTTAATACCTTTATATTATTTTTATGTAGATAATATAGGCATTGAATAATTTTTCCAACCGTGTCCTTACCTGAGCCTGCACGGCCAGCAATAGCAATTATACTCATAATTAATCTTTTTTATTTTTTACAATTTCTATTAATTTAAAATTTTTCCATTGTTTACATGGTCTGTTTTTAGA